GATCATAAACAACCGAATTGCTCTGCTACAAAACATTGATCCATATGTAGGAAAGTACTATTCAGTCAGCTGGATACGTAAAAACATTCTTATGCAGAGTGAGGATGACATTAAGACGATGGATGAAGAGATGATGGATGATAGAGAAGGTCAAATTGACTTTGCTTCCCATCAAGGTGAGATGCAGGCTGCTAAAGATCAGGCTGCAGGAGTTGATACACAACAGGGAGACCAAAAACAATGAGTACACGTGAATTAATTGATGCAATTGAGTCGGGCGATTCGGTTGCTATTCAGTCCTCTTTTGAGGCTGCTATGGCCAGTCGTATTGCTGATCGTTTAGATGTGATGCGACAAGATGTCGCACAGAATATGTTTAAGTCTCCTGCAGTAGATGCAGACACCACAGAAGGTACCACAGAAGAGTAATATGCAATTCAAACAGTTCCGATCATTTGTTTGTGAAGCTGTAACTGGAGAGGAGTTTATATCTCAGTCCCAGTTTTTCAATCATAGTATTGTTGAAACTAAGAATGGCATTTTTATTGACGGCCAGTGTACAGAATTTAGTTGTGTAGAGGAAGCAAGAGATCATATCAATCAGCAGATTATAAAAGAGAACATCCAACAAGAGTTATATGAAGAGATGTCGGACACAACAATTGCTGATATTATTAGATCTCATCATAGCTCAGTAAAGGTTACTAACACTCTAATTGAGTCATATGTTGAGCTGGCTTCCTCTAAATTTTTTACTCTTGATCCTGTGTCATTAGACATTAGACTTCTTAACAAAATTGATAAGATTGTAGAAGGGTGCGTGGATTATAAGTTAGATGACGGCAGTGTTGTAGTTATATCTGAGGGCACACAACGACAGCTAAATAATATATTCAAAGAGCATCAAGATGTTGTTCAGTATATGAGAGAAAGTAAGGACAACTTTCTTGAAGTACTTAATCTATTAGAGGAATAAGATATGGCACAAGCCACTGTTAAAAACACTCACGCTGAGACAATCGTCAAAGTTTACGGGGCAGCCTCTACTACAGAGACGATTGATATCAACACACTACAAGCTACAGGCCAAGTAGTTGATGGTGGCACTCAGACTGTTAACATTGTTGGTGTTACCTGGACAGGGGATGCTGCCTCAGTTATTACCATAACACGCAATGGTACAGTAGTAATGACACTACTCGGATCTGCCGCAGATTCAATCGACTTTAGTGGACAGCAACTACCACCTGAAGCAACAGGAAACACTTCTGATATTGTAGTTGCTATTACTGGCGGGGTCGGTCAGTGTTGGCTAAAACTACGTAAGATTGGTGGTTATAAGACTACTATTGAACCAGAACAGTTTGGTTCCCTTGACAATCCAGCAGTTTCAGGGAGCTAATTAGATGAGACTTATTAAAGAACATACAGAAGAAGTAAAACTTATTGTTGAAGCTAAGGATAGCAAAGGCAGTAAGGACTACTTCATTGAAGGCGTATTTCTTCAAGCAGATGTCACCAACCGCAATAAGCGTAGGTATGACAAAAAGATCATGGAGCAAGCAGTCAATTCTTATACGAAAGAATACATTGATAAGAATAAGGCTTACGGAGAACTAGGTCATCCAGATTCACCTACCATCAACCTTGATCGCGTTTGTATGATGATTAAGTCCCTCAAGGAAGATGGCAATAATTGGATTGGTCGTGCTAAAATTCTAAGCACACCATACGGTAACATTGTCAAGGCTCTAATTGATGAAGGAGCTAATCTAGGAGTGTCGTCTCGAGGCCTAGGGTCTCTCGTCGAGAAAGATGGTGTTAACGTTGTACAAGATGACTTTGTTTTAGCTACTGCTGCAGATATTGTAGCAGATCCTTCAGCACCAGATGCATTTGTCAATGGCGTTATGGAAGGAGCTGAGTGGGTATATGAGGCTTCTACCAACTCATGGAGAAAGGCTGAAGTCATCAAAGAAAATATTCTCAAAATGTCCGCGAAGGAGGTTGCGGAATCTCAAGCAAGAATGTTTGACGCATTCCTGAAAAGCTTGAAGTGAAACATTAATGGATAATGTGAAGTAAAAGTTTTTATAAATAATAAAAGTTAACAGGAGATTTTTATGTCTATCGAACAAAAAATTGCGAAGATTCTTGCCGAGTCAAAAGCTGACGTTGCGGAAGAACAAGTCGAAGAGACTCTTGAAGTAGAGATCGAAGAAAACGTTGATCTTGAGCAAGAGGGTCAAGAAGTTGTAGCTGAGCAGACTGAAGAAGTTCAGGAAGAACCAGCTATCGCTTCTATTCAAGAAGATGTAGCCGCCTTAGTTGACGGTGAAGATCTTTCAGAAGAATTCAAACAGAAAGCCGCTACAATTTTTGAGGCTGCTGTTATGAACCGTGTTAAGCAAGAAGTTGCTAAACTCGACGAATCCTACGAAGCAAAACTAGTAGAACAAGTCGAACAGATCAAAGAGGGTCTAGTTGAAAAAGTTGATGGATACCTTGACTACGTAGTCGAGCAGTGGATGACACAGAATGAGATTGCCCTTGAAAGTGGTATGAAGTCTGAAATTCTTGAAGGCTTTGTCGGTGGTCTAAAATCACTCTTTGAGCAGCATTACATTGATATTCCTGAAGAGAAGTTTGATGTACTAGGAACTCTCGAAGAGGAAGTTGAAGACCTAAAGGCTAAGCTAAATGAGCAAGTTGCTTCAAACGTTGAGTTGAACAAAGAGCTATCAACATATCAGGTTGCACAGATCGTCGCAGAACTCTCAGAAGGTCTCGTCGAAACTGACAAAGAAAAGTTCCACGCTTTAGTTGAAGAGCTCGAGTTTGATGGCGTTGAAACATTTACCAAGAAAGCTCAGACAATTCGTGAAAGCTATTTCACAAACAAGAAGGCAACAACAACTGTTGTTGAATCCGTAGTCACCGATACTCCAGTCACCCTAACAGAAGAGAAGGTTATTCCTGCTCATATGAGAGGTTATCTGTCAGTACTCGACAACCTTAAATAAGGATAACAGAAATGTCCGAAAATCGTAAGCAACTAGTAGAGAAGTGGTCACCAGTTCTAAACCACGACGCTCTACCACAAATCAAAGACAACTACCGCAAGGAAGTTACCGCTGTTCTACTCGAGAACCAAGAGCGCGAAATGGGCAAGCAAGCTCAAGCCCTATTCGAAGCTAGCCCAGTTAACGGTGTTGGTTCAGGTCAGATTGGTACCATCGGCGGTGGCACAACAGGCGGCGTTGCTGGTTATGATCCAGTTCTAATCAGCCTAGTTCGTCGTTCAACCCCACAGATGATGGCCTTCGATGTTTGCGGCGTTCAGCCAATGACACAGCCAACAGGTCTAATCTTCGCAATGAAGAGCAAGTATTCTACACAAAACGGTGGTGAGGCTCTCTTCAATGAAGCTGATACAGACTTCGCCGGTGCCGGTACACACGCAGGTTCCAACTGGACCTCAGGTACCGATACAACAGGTACTGGTATTGCTACAGCTACAGCTGAAGGTAACGAGACTTTCCCACAAATGGCTTTCTCAGTTGAGAAGACCAGCGTTGTTGCTAAGACTCGTGCTCTAAAGGCTGAGTACTCAACAGAATTAGCACAAGACCTAAAGGCTGTTCATGGTCTTGACGCTGAAGGCGAACTCAGCAACATCCTCTCAACAGAGATCACCGCCGAGATCAACCGTGAAGTCGTTCGTACAATCTACACAGTCGCTAAGGCTGGTGCTCAGGTTGGTACAGCTGCTGCTGGTACATTCGACCTTGACGTTGACGCCAACGGCCGTTGGTCAGTTGAGAAGTTCAAAGGTCTATTGTTCCAAATCGAGCGCGAAGCTAACGCCGTTGGCCAGCAGACTCGTCGTGGCCGCGGTAACCTACTCATCTGTACAGCTGACGTAGCTTCCGCCCTAGCCATGGCCGGTGTTCTCGACTATGCTCCAGCCCTTTCAACAGGTCTAAATGTTGATGACACATCAACAACATTTGCTGGTGTTCTAAATGGCAAGTATCGTGTATACGTTGATCCATATCAGGCCAACGTTGCTGCTACTCAGTTCTTCCTAGTTGGTTACAAAGGCACTTCAGCCTTTGATGCTGGTCTATTCTACTGCCCATACGTTCCTCTACAAATGGTTCGTGCAGTTGATCCAAACACATTCCAGCCAAAGATTGGCTTCAAGACACGTTATGGCCTAGTGAGCAATCCATTTGTTCAGCTTGATGGCGATAACAGCAATCTACAAGCTAACTCCAACTACTACTATCGCAAAGTTAAAGTTACAAATCTAATGTAAGATTTGGATCTTTACTAGGTAGTATGAAAGGGCCCTTCGGGGCCCTTTTCATTTGATAAATATATAACAGCCAACTATAGCAGTCAAGGTGAATATGAGCATAAGAAACTTATCTTGCCCAGTGCCAGCAAATATCAATCCTCTTCAGTCAAATGGATTCATGTTTGCTGTAAATAAACTACCAGACATATCGTTCTTCTGCCAAGAAGCAACTATCCCAAGCTTGACCCTTCCTCAAGCGGAATTTGCAACGCCACTATCCAACGCACATATTCCAGGTGATAAACTTGAGTTTGGCCAACTTGATATTGTGTTTATGATTGATGAAACCATGAACAACTATAAGGCTATCTATGATTGGATGGTCGGTTTGGGATTCCCCAAGTCGCGCACTCAATATGCATCATACATATCCAGTCAAAAGCCGATTCCTCAAGCTAGTGACTTGCAAGCAGGATATTCGGATGGTGTTTTGAAGATACTAAATAACTTTAACAATCCTATCCGCACAGTGACCTTCCATGACATCTACCCAACTTCATTGGGTTCGATTATGCTCCAGTCGACAACAAACGACACTACATATCTAGCAGGACAGGCAACATTCTTGTATACATTATTTGAAATAACTTGACACTATAAGGTTTGTTATGAAACTTGATGAAATCTTGATTATGTGGGAGGCCGATAGTGCTATAGATGACAACCATCTCGGTGAGGCTTCCACTGCAACAGCAAAGTTGCACTCTAAATACCTCAGATTACTAATCGACGCCAAGCTAAAAAAGACTAAGCTGGATATTGATTATAACAGCCTACGCAAAACTAAGTTTAGGTTCTATCGAGGAGAACTATCTCGTGAAGAACTTAAAGAACTTGGTTGGGAGCCATGGCAATACAACAAGCCCCTCAAAGCTGAGATGGACGAGTTCCTCAAAGGAGACGAGGATCTCTCGCAAATTCAATCACGTCTTGATTACATAGATATTATGATCCAAGCAATTGAATCTATCATGCAGCAAATCAAACAGAGAGACTTCCAGCTATCCAATGGAATCAAGTGGAAAGCGTTCTTAGCAGGGATGTGATGATTAAAGTCGAGAAAGTGAATGAGGTTCATCTTCGAGTTTATTCAGAGAGTGGGGTAGAGTCTGAACTAGCAGACTACTTTACTTTTGAATATCCTGGGGCAAAGTTTACACCACAATACCGGGCTCGACTTTGGGATGGCAAAATTAGGCTCTACGACCAAATACGAAAAACTCTCTATGTTGGTCTATATGACTACTTAGTTAAGTTTGCTGACAACAATGGATATCAACTTGAACATATCAACGAAGTTAAAAGAGATGATGGCATCACTATTGAGCAGATTGAAGACTTTACGAGAGGACTTGTATTACAGGGGAGAGGATCTCCTATTGAAGTTAGAGATTATCAGCACGATGCTATACATACTGCTCTCCGTTATCATCGTCGGGTGCTACTTAGTCCTACTGGTTCTGGCAAGTCTCTTATCATATATGCCATTTGTCGTTGGCTTCTTGATAAGTCGCATAAGTGCTTGGTCGTTGTCCCTACTACGTCTCTCGTTGAGCAAATGTTCTCAGATTTTGAGGACTATTCGTCGGCCAATCAGTGGCAAGTAAAAGACCATTGTCAAAAGTTATATTCTGGCTTCCCAAAAGAGTTTCAAACAGACATTCTGTTTACAACTTGGCAATCTATATACAAACAGCCAAAGCAATGGTTTGATCAGTTTAGTGTAGTGATTGGCGATGAGGCACATTTATTCAAAGCAAAGTCGCTAACAACAATCATGGAGAAGATGTCTGCTACATCATACAAGATTGGTACGACAGGTTCTCTTGACGATAAGAAGATCAACAGACTTGTACTTGAGGGTATATTTGGTCCTGTACATAAGGTAACTACCACAAAGAAGTTACAGGACTCAGGTAAGCTAGCTCAACTGAAAGTTAAGGCTCTCCTCCTGCAGTACCCTGATGAGGTTCGCAAAGCATGCAACAAGATGGAGTACCAGGATGAGATTGATTTTCTTGTAACAAACGAGAAGAGGAATCGAACAATCCGCAACCTCTCTCTGAGCTGTAGTGGTAACACTCTTGTACTATTTCAATTCGTTGAGAAGCATGGCACTGTTTTGTTTGATATGATTCGTAATAAAGCAGGTGATAGAGAGGTGTTTTTTATTCATGGTGGCACCGATGTATCTTCACGCGAGGAAGTCAGACGATCACTGTCTAGCATAAACAACGCAATCGTTGTGGCATCGTTTGGGGTATTCTCTACAGGAATCAACATTCCGTCAATTGAGAACATCATCTTTGCCTCTCCTTCGAAGTCTCGTATCAGGAACCTTCAATCAATCGGTCGTGGATTGCGCCTAAATAATAATAAGGAGTACTGCAACCTATTCGATATCACTGACGACCTACACTGGAAGAGTTGGAAGAACCATACCTTAAAGCACGGGGCAGAACGATATAAACTCTATGCTGAAGAAGGATTTCCCGTAAAGATAACCACAATCGATTTATGAGGTGTTCGTATGACCGAAGTAGTAGTTATCCGTCTACATGACGGTCACGACCTTCTAGCTTTCCTGTTAGAAGAGACAGATACATATTTCATCGTTGAGCATCCCTACTATGTTAGGATGGATGAAAAGTATGGCGTGATGACACTGCCGTATTGTTCTCTCACTGATGAAATTGTATTCCACATACCAAAAGCCCGGGTACAGTTTTGCCTGCCGGCCTCGAGAAGTATATCGTACAGATTCCTAGACTTGATAGATGCGTTCCAAGCCGAAGCCATGCAAGAATCTGTAGAAGAAGACACTTACGCAGATAGACTAGAGGCTCTTATAAAGCAGAACAATTATGTCTCTGGTAATGACACAAAGCATTAATCACACCGGACATACTGATTATCACGCTGTACTTTTATATGAGTCAACTTTTTCTTGACTTACAAGTTGTTTGGGTATATAGTTAATAAAACTACAAACAAGGAAGTACAATATGTCCCATTACGTGAACAATGAAGAATTCTTGAAAGCTCTCGTCGAGTACCGTCAACAAGTTACAGAAGCTGTAGCTGCTGGTAAAGAAAAACCAGGAATTAGCAACTACATCGGCGAGTGTATCCTCAAGATTGCGAGGCACCTTTCGTACAAATCGAACTTCATCAACTACTCGTTCAAAGACGAGATGATCTCCGATGGGGTCGAGAACTGCTTGATGTACATCGACAACTTTGATCCTGCCAAGTCGTCAAATCCATTCTCATACTTTACCCAGATTGTGTACTTCGCTTTCATCAGGCGAATCCAGAAAGAGGGTAAACAATCCACGATTAAGGGCAAACTAATCCTTGATCTTCCCCCAGATTTCATTGAATCTCTTGGGTATGAGGATGATGCTATTGCATCCGGCTATATGGCTCTCCTTCAAAGCCAAAGCTCCTTCGTAGAGGCCGCCGCGAAAGATGACCAACGGAAAGCAAAGGCAAAGCAAAAGCGAAAGGCTACGCTAGACGATATCATTGAATAAGGATTAATATGAAGTTTGTCGTTTTGGGCGACACTCACATCGGGTGTCGCAATGATCTAAGCCTGTTCCACAAACACTTTGAGCGGTTCTATGATGACCTGCTCAAATACATGGCTGCTGAAAACATCAAGCACATCTTTCAGTTAGGCGATCTGTTTGATCGGAGGAAGTACATCAACTTCCAATCACTGAAGGAATCGAAGCGCTACTTGTTCGACCGACTATCAAGCGCAGGCATTACCTTACATACGTTGATTGGCAACCACGACATCTATCTAAGAGAGAGTCTCGAGGTTAACTCTCCATCTCTAGTACTTGCTGAGTACGGTAATGTGTGGATCTATGATAAGCCGACGATGCACACTCTAATGGATGGTACAAGCATCGACATCATTCCTTGGATCTGCAAGGACAATGAAGTTGAGATTATAAACTTCATTAAGGCTAGTAAGTCTGACCTTTGTCTGGGTCACTTTGAGATCGCTGGCTTTGCGATGTATAGAGGGATGGAATCTCATGAAGGTCTCTCGATGGAGATGTTCGAGAAGTACGAGCATGTATTCAGTGGCCACTATCATACCAAGTCCCATAAAGGAAACATCACTTATGTTGGAACACCTTATGAGATGACATGGCAGGACCATAATGATCCTCGAGGATTCCATGTATTTGATACCTCAACGAGGAAGCTAGAGTTTGTGCAAAATCCTCATACTGTGTTTGTTCGTATTGACTATGACGACACAAAGGATCTTGTTGACATCAACTCTCAAGACCTCGAAGATAAGTTCGTTAAAGTTGTAGTATCCAATAAGACAGACTTATATAAATTTGACAACTACATCCAAAAGCTATACAGTAGAGGATGTTATGAAATCAAAATTGTTGAGGATATGACAGAGTTTGCTGATGGTGAGATTGGTGAAGAGATCAATCTCGAAGATACTATGGATGTGTTGAGCAACTACATTGATAGTATCGAAACAGATGCAGACAAAGAGAAGATCAAATCGTTTATGAAGAGTCTGTATGTAGAAGCAATAACTATGGAAGTTGAGTGATGTTAATTTTTAAGCGTATCACGTGGCGTAACTTTTTAAGTACAGGAAGTGTAGCCAATAGTATCGATCTTAACACCTCATCGTCAACCCTGATTACAGGGAAGAATGGAGAGGGTAAGTCTACCTTACTGTGCGCGCTGACGTTCGTTCTATTTGGTAAGCCATTTCGAAACATTAACAAAGGTCAGCTTGTAAACTCAATCAATAAGAAGAACTGTCTCGTTGAGATTGAGTTTAGCACCAACGGCAGAGACTACATTGTCAAGCGAGGAATCAAACCAAACGTGTTTGAGATCTACTGCAACGGTGAGCTGGTCAATCAGGATGCAGCTCTTCGTGACTACCAACAAGTACTTGAGCAGCAAATCCTCAAACTTAGCTACAAGACTTTCACACAAGTTGTTATTCTAGGATCAGCGACATTTGTTCCATTCATGCAGCTACCTGCTCAACAACGACGTGAAGTGATCGAAGACATTCTCGACATCAAAGTGTTTTCGTTAATGAACAACATCTTGAAAGAGAAGATCAGCGAGGTTAAGACACAGATCGATTCTCTCGAGAATGATATAAAGTCTCATCGCGAGAAGATCCTTGCCCAGAAAAAGTTGGTGGAGACTATTGAGAAGTCTCGCACGAGCGCTATCAACTCCCTACAACAAAAGATCGATGCGAATAACGTCTTGATTGATACGGCAAGTACTACTGTCACTCAATTGACCGCAGAAATAGTGGAGCTTAGCGCTAAGAAGAATCAACAAGATAAAGTTGCTGATGCTATCACCAAAGTATCTAAGATGAAAGTTATGACAGCAACGAACATCGATACTTGCAGCCATACTATTGGATTCTTTGCCGAGAACACAACTTGCCCAAGCTGTAATCAACATATTGAACAATCTCACAAGGATACAATCATCTCGCAACTCAACGAGAAGATCAGGGAGCATCAAGTAAAGTTTGATGAAGCAGATGCTGTGCAAACTAAACTACAGGGTCAATTGGATAAGCTAAAGAAATATCTTGACGCTCTACATGATAAGTCGATCGCTTTGAGTGTGCAAACGAACAACATCACGCTATTGACTGAACAGAACAAATCCCTTCAACAAGAGATTGACGCAGCTAACGGAGATCAATCAAGTGTTACTGCTGAGAAGGGAAGGTTGAGGTCATTGGCTGAGCAAGCGATCGATATGGTTACTCAGAAGACTGAATTGTTTGAGAAAAAGCAACTACATGACGTTGCCGCCATCCTACTAAAGGATACTGGAATTAAAACGGCAATCATTCACGAGTACCTGCCTGTGATCAACAAACTTATCAACAAGTACCTTGCTGCGATGGACTTCTTTGCTAAGTTTGAGCTTGATGAATCATTCCAAGAGACAATCAAGTCAAGAGGTAGAGACACATTCACATACGAGTCGTTCTCAGAAGGAGAAAAGAGAAGGCTCGATCTAGCAATCCTGTTTACATGGCGACAGGTGGCTAAGATGAAGAACTCTGTCAACACAAACATTATGATCTTGGATGAAGTTCTTGATGGTGCCCTGGATGCAGGAGGGATAGATTACTTCCTATCGATTATGAATCAGTTTGGCGAGCACACCAACATCTTCGTGATCAGTCATAAAGTTGACCAAATGGTTGATAAGTTCGATAATGTGATCCGTGTACAAAAGAAAAACGACTTCTCAGTAATCACATGACTCGTATTAACGTAATCCCTGTTCAAGAGTTGACAGACCAACACCTAATGGCAGAGTATCGTGAGCTGCCAATGGTGATGGCGTCGGCTCGACGATCTGATCCTGCCAAGCATGTGATCAGGACTGCATACACTCTGAACAAGGGTCACGTGTCGTTCTTTTATGACAAGCGGAAGTTCTTACTCGACAGGTGGCTTGATCTGATTGCTGAGTTGTACGATAGAGGGTTCAATATCGACCCGGCATCCAGGAAGGTAAGTTGGAGAGAGCTTGATAGATTTCCTCAATCAGATTGGAAACCTGATTGGGCCGCCATGGCTATCAATCGCCAACGAATCGTTCAACGGATAGAAGCGAAGCGGAGTTGGTATAGATATCGCGGAAAACCCCTGTAGAAAGCGGGGGTTGACATTAATTCTGATGTATCCTATAGTGTCCCTACTGTCACGAAAGGAACACAGATGAAACGCATCTACAGCAAGCCTGTTGCCAAAGACCCTTCTCAGCGCCCGATCGTCGAGAAGCTCGCTTCTCTCAAAGAGAAGATGTCTGTTCGCGATATTGAGATCGCTGGTAGCCTTGTGATGGGATACAATCGGTATGGTCGCTTGACCGACAAGCAGATCAATCTCGTGAACGTAATCATCACTCGGATTGAGAACCCAGTCAAACTTCCAGATACTGTGCGTATTGACGCGCAGAAAATCTTCTCGATGATGACTGCGGCTTTGGCTAGCGTCAAGCGAGTTAAGGTCGAACTGCGGACCTCTACGGGTCAGCGACTTGTCTGCAAGATTGCTGGTCCTACCAGTAAGTATGCCGGTCAGATTATGATCAGCGATGGTGGTCCGTTTGGTGCTGCTATGTTCTTCGGTCGCATCCAGGAGAATGGTGAGTTTCTCCCCACTCAGAAGGCAACCCAGCCTGTGATTGATCTGATCAAAGAATTCTCTGCAGATCCTGAGGTTGTTGCTGCTAACTATGGTCGCCTGACCGGATCTTGCTGCTTCTGCAAGAAGACGCTGGATGACGATCGTTCGAAGGCAGTTGGGTATGGTCCGATCTGTGCAAAACGGTTTAATCTCCCCTGGAAATGAGGGGTTGACATTAATTCGCAACTATGCTATAATGTCTATATGAATCGGAAAAAACGCTCAGACAGAAACCATGTGATCTACGGCATCCACTGCCCGACCACTGGGGATACATACATCGGCTTGACTGTGGCTCGAGGCCAAGCCTACCTCAAATCAGTGAAGATTCGACTGCAGAACCATCAATCGAAAGCTCGGCGACTGACCAAGGATTGGAAGTTTGCGGAATTCCTTCGCACTGATCCTGAGCTCGAGTATGCAGTGATTGAAGTCGTCCGTGGTCGCAAGGCTGCTCATCAACGCGAGCGAGAGCTCATCGCCCTCTACAATCCCACTCTGAATACGAAATGAACGAACAGCAATCGCTACAGCTAGTGGCCAAGCTCTTGGCCAACGAGAACATCAACGTAGTTCGAGACACAGTCGAAACTGCTGCGTTTGATATCATTAACCGTACTCTGATCCTTCCGTTCTGGAAGGACCTCCCTCCCATCGTAGATGAGCTGCTTGTTGCTCATGAGGTTGGCCATGCTCTGTATACAGATGAGCTGTATGTCGACGCTGCTAAGAAAGAGCCCAATCTTGCTGGGTGCATGAACATTCTCGAGGATGCTCGCATCGAGAAACTGATCAAAAACAAGTACATCGGTCTTCGTCGTGTATTCAACACGGCATACAATATGCTCCACGAGCGAGATTTCTTTAAGATCGGCAATGTGGATGTCGATCAGTTGAATCTCGCTGATCGAATCAACCTCCACTTCAAGTTGGGCTATCGTACTCCAATTAAATTTACGGAAGCTGAGCTTTACTTCGTCGAGAAGGCTGAACGCCTTGAAACTCTTCCTGAGGTAATTGACCTGGCGCGAGAGCTGTATGGTTACCTCCAGGAGAATCGTCAACCCGAATTGCAGCCTGATCCCCAACCTCAGTTTGGGGACGAAGACGAAGAAAATGGTACCTCGATGTCAGGTGATCGAGAGGATATGGGGCAAGAAGAGGAGGATGATCAAGAGGATGAAGATGGTGAGCCATCTTCGGGATCTGGAAATGAAGACATTGGAGAAGATGCGAAAGAAGATGATGTTCAACCTGTTACCAACGAGGCGTTTGCACAATCGCTGAAGATGACTGTCGATGGTAATACTGAACACGTCTACCACAAGTTTGTGCCACTCGAGTATGATCCGGTTATTGGATACAAACAGATCATCTCTCGCGTTGAAGTGAGTTACGATACTCCTGTTACTCGAGACTCTGAAATTGTGACGGCGTATCGATCATTCCGTCAGAATACAGACAACAACGTCAACTACCTCGTCAAAGAATTCGAGATGAAGAAAGCTGCGAGCAGTTATAAACGAACGCAGATTACTAAATCCGGATCACTGGATATGAATAAAGTGTGGCGGTATAAGTTGAGCGATGATATCTTCCGTAAGGTTGCCACTGTACCTGAAGGCAAGAACCATGGAATGGTGTTTCTGTTGGACTGGTCTGGATCAATGATGGATCACCTCGACGACACTGTTGATCAATTGATCAACCTCGTTACATTCTGTCGCCGTGCTGGTATCCGCCATTCGGTTGTTGCGTTCAGCAATCATTCTAGCGTGCTCAACATGGAGGTAATTCGACGTGCGAATGTCGAAGCTAGTCGACATGGTAATACCGATATCAATCCGAATACATCGGGGTTCTCACTTCTCGAGCTGTTTAGCAGCGAAATGTCAAACACAGACTTCACTTCAATGTCAATGCTTGTCCGTAGCCGTAGACTGCGTCGAGAGTACGGTCTTGGTGGTACTCCGCTTAACGAAGCTCTACTGTATCTCTACAACACCTACCTCGATTCATTCCACAAGAAGTATCGTGTAGAGAAAACGACTCTGATTACATTCAGCGATGGAGAGGGTGGAATTCTAGACCGCCAAGATGATTTTAAATATAAACTTGATGCAGAGGGTCGTCAGCGTCGAGTTGCACTTAAACATTGTGTGACGGATGAGCGCACACGTAAAGTATATAATTGGCCGACATATCCTGCAGCAGCTCAAACTGAAACTCTGATTCAGATGATTAAGGACCGTCACAATTGTGTCATCATGGGATTTTATGTTCTTCCGAATCGCCGGCGCGATGTGATGGATGCAATCCTCAGTCACTACCCTGACATTTCTCGTCAGCAGTCGTGGAATAGGACAGAGGAAGTTCGGACTAAACTTCGCCAAGATGGTTTTGTATCTTTGCAAGGCACTAATCGTGACAAGATGTTCTTGATTGCAGCTACGACTACGAAGATCAATTATGATGAGATGAACATCAGCGAAAAGGCCTCTACTCGGACTATCGCAAAGCAGTTTACGAAGTACCTGACTACCAAGAAAACCTCTCGGGTTCTACTGTCAAAATTCATCGACAGCGTTGCGTAAGCAGCTGTTGACAATAATTGCCAGTTGGCCTATAATATATGTTCAATGTGATTATTTTGTAATGGAGAAAGTATGAGTCGCGAAAAGTTCATCACCAAGCTGATTGAGAAGTTCCCCGACGTGGCCACTTCACGAGTGGTTACTCGAGCTCAAGTCCTCGAAGTATCTTCGTTTGTCCCTCAGTGGATGTCTGCTAACACAGTATCGCGTGGAACGTATTCCATTGATGGTGCCTCAATTGGAGCTTCTCCTATGACAAATGTAACTGTGCTCAACACTCAAGTCGCTTCAGCGAAGCCTCAAGCCGTTGAAGTTAACTACGACAACATTGACTCGCTTGTCCCTCAGCGAGATTCGAATTACGTGCCGTTCGGCAACTACGATGATGTTGAAACTATCATCAAGAGCCAAGTGTTCTATCCTCTCTACATTGCTGGTCCTACCGGTAACGGTAAGTCGACTATGGTCGAGCAGATCTGTGCTAAGCACAAGCGTCCTCTGATTCGTGTTAATCTTAACATGCTGTCTGATGAGGAGCAGTTGATTGGATCAAAGACTCTTGAAGATGGGACTGTGAAAGTAGTTGAAGGTCCGGTTCTGATTGCAATGCGAACTGGTGCGACTCTGCTTCTCGATGAGATCGATGCTGGTGGAGCGAACACTCTCCTGTGCTTGCAACCGATCCTTGAGGGCAAGCCTTACTACTTCAAGTTGAAGAACGAGTTGATCACTCCGGCTCGTGGATTCAATATCATCGCGACTGCCAATACCAAAGGCAAGGGTTCGGATGATGGTCGGTACATTGGAACGAATGTCCTTAACGAGGCCTTCCTCGAGCGATTCCCGATTACATTCAACCAAGAATACCCTCCTGCTAAGACGGAACTGAAGATCATTAACAATCTGATGACTAGTATGAACTGTGTCAATGAACAGTTTGCTGGTGACCTTGTTAAGTGGGCGGATGCCATTCGTCGGACATTCGAAGATGGTGGTGTGGATGAGAACATTACCACTCGTCGTATTGTTCACATCGTTAATGCATACGCAGTGTTCAAGAACACTAAGAAGGCTATCGAGCTGTGCGTGAATCGGTTCGACACCAATACCAAGAACGCGTTCATTGACCTGTTCGATAAGGTATCTGCTGGTGAAGATCCTACAGCACAACCCGAAACTAAAAATGAAGATAGCAACGACGACATCCCGTTTTGATTATAAATAGAGGTCCATATGAAATTTAAACAACCCAACCCTAATCTACATGCCTATGTCAGCTTTATTAAAAGTGGATTTAGGTTTGCGGCTGGTGGTATACTAATCCTTGTTGGTGGCCCATTTGTATGGGCTGGTGTGCTACTAGTTCTAGCAGAAGCGGTTGGGATCATTGAGGAGCTTGTGTGAAATATTCTGAGACCTTTTACTCCCCACAAGGGGAGGGTATGTATTGTGGTGTATCGTCGTTGTGGATTAGATTCTTTCTTTGTAATCTTCAGTGCGATGGTTTTGGGCAGAGCTGTCCCACTGAACCAGATACATGGGATCTTCCATACGAGAAGATCGATATTAGCAACATCACTCGTGTAGAGGATCTCCCTGTATTCGAAAAGGGATGTGATTCATCATACACTTGGAGCTCGAGGTTTAAACACCTGATGCATGATAAGACTGCTGTCGAAGCAGTCGATGAGCTAGAAAGTAAACTTCCTACTGGTAAGTTTAAACATGCACGAAGTGGTCAAGAAACACATCTTTGTATCACTGGTGGCGAGCCTCTAATGAAACAGAATCAGAAAGCAATTGTTGAGCTGCTAACTGAATTCATTGATCGAGGTAACATTCCAAAGTTCATTACTGTTGAGTCAAATGGCACTCAAACTCTTAGTGAACCTCTATTCAACCTAATCCAGGAATTGCGTAATGAGCATGGTGTTGAATGGATGTGGTCGATTTCTCCTAAACTATGGAATGTAGCAGGAGAGAAGAGAAGTAAGGCTATCAAACCGGAGAATGTTGCTAAGTATATGAAGGCGAGTTCGAAAGGACAGCTTAAGTTTGTCGTCAATGGTAGTCGAGCTGCATGGGATGAGCTTGACGAAGTAATCTCCTTATTCCGAGAAGTTGACGTTAACTGGGATATTTGGATTATGGGTATTGGAGGCACTCTTGAAGGATTGAAAGTTACAGAAGCGGCGATCGCCGAACAATCAATCGAGCGAGGGTTCAACTATTCTACTCGAGCTCATGTACATATTTTTGGAAACGCGATTGGTAAATAATGGAGTGCAATATGGTTCAACCAGTAACATATAAGTTTGTCAGCACAAAGGAGTATGTGGATGCATTTCCTTGTGCTTATAGGCAGTGGAGAGCAGACTCGCATTGCAACCTGATTCACGGTTATAGTTTTTCGATGAAGTTTTACTTTGGCACTAACGATCTCGATGTTCGCAATTGGGCAGCAGACTATGGTGGTCTTAAAGACCTCAAAGAGATCCTTCAAGATCAGTTTGATCATACACTACTTGTGGCAGAAGACGATCCTGAGCTAGAAACTTACTTGCTCCTTCAAGAAAAGAAGATGGCTAAGCTAACTATCCTCCCGAGGCTTGGGTGTGAAGGACTGGCAGATCAACTATATAAGTTTGTCAATGGAGTGTACATCCCAGACTATTGGGGCCCTGGAGAAGCCGAGCGGTTGTGGTGCTTCCGAGTAGAAGTTCGAGAGACTCAAGCCAATATGGCTTTCCGCGAAGGTCATCGAGAGTGGAACGAAGATCTGTTTGGTGATCAGTGATGGACCACATTCTTTATACTTTTGAAAGGTTTACAAGGGACATCAATACAATCGTCGAAAATATTGGATCACGAAAGTTTGATATCATCGTAGGGTTGACTCGAGGTGGATGTATTCCAGCAGTAGCGTTATCCCATAAGATGGGCATCCCGGCAACAATGCTTAACTTATCTACACGAGATGGTGTTACTACTGATCTGAACTTATACCAGTACTTTGAAAACTTGAGTGAAAAGTTCTTTAGGATCTTGGTTGTAGATGACCTAATCGATAGCGGTAAGACAGTTCAATGGGTGTGCAACACATCTCAGATCTTCTGTCATACATCCCTTGCAACACTCCTTCACAACACGGACGTGAAGATGGGAGTTGACCATTACTTTGGTACCCCATTCACTCGCACACTGGAGAAGAGGTATTTTGACTTTTGGTGGGAGAAAATGTAATGGGACAGTTGTCTTCTGACAAAATTCAATGTATAGTAGAAGGGATCAAAGCTAACCTATATGTTCGTGAGATCCCATCTCACACTTGGATGACTGAGGCAGGTGCATTCGACGACGATCATACGAAAGTTAGAATGTTCATCTGGGATAAATTTTGCTACTATTGTATATCTAAAATGTGGATTGAAGATCCAATTCAAAATATTAGTTTAGATGATTGGATGAAGGTTCCTTGGGGTACATATCCCAACCTTCCTCCTAAACCACCGAAGAAATGATTCATAGTATCGTAGGGTCCGTCCTTGACCATTCCACCTCTGCGATACTACACACGAACCTGAATGGTCAAGATAGGAAATAAAAATGTCACATCCAGCACATAAGAGTAATGCCGAACTTGGTATGGCAGTCCATCGTCACCTAGTATCTAAAGGTATCGAAACGCCAATCACTGATATGGTGTCTGCTTCTTCTGAAGCAAAGATCAAAGAGATTGTTCCTCACTTTACTAAGATCATGGAAATCCTAGGATTGGATCTCACTGACGACTCGTTGATCGACACACCCAACCGTGTTGCAAAAATGTATGTCAATGAAATCTTTTGGGGATTGGACTACTCAAAGTTTCCAAAATGTACTGCAATCGACAACAAGATGGATTACAAAGATTCATTTGTGTTAGAGCGTAATATTAATGTACAATCTAATTGTGAACATCACTTTGTAGTAATTGATGGTCTTGCAACTGTAGCATACATTCCACATAAGAAAGTTCTTGGTCTATCCAAGCTCAATCGAATCGTGGAGTTCTTTGCTAAACGACCACAAGTGCAAGAGCGTCTAACAGAACAGATCTGTGAAACTATTAGCTTCATCACCGACTCACCTGATGTTGCTGTATATGTTGATGCATCACATTACTGTGTTAAAAGTCGAGGTATTCAAGATACAGGATCATCGACTGTCACACTATCAACACGAGGAGTGTTTGCTGAAGCCAATTCAGACATTCGACGTGAATTTTTGAATATTGCGCGTCTACCAAAATAAAAAGGAATTGTAATGAGTTATATCGTGAAACGTAATCGTATTTGGGTTACCTTCCAAAAGGAAGGGATCCATTGCTACCCAGCTGCAGCAACAGATCCTAAACTGAAGACTGGTGGCTGGGATGATGTTAGTTTTCTAGGAACACCACATCGACACATTTTCCACTTCCGTGTTGAACTTGATGTGTTCCACGACGATCGTGATGTGGAGTTTATCCAGTTTAAGCGTTGGCTAGAGCGTCTTTTTGATGATGGTATCCTCGAGCTAAACTACAAGAGCTGCGAGATGATTGCAGACGACATTGCTGAAAGCATTCATGCGAAATATCCCGATCGTTGTTTCATCATCTCCGTTGCTGAGGACAATGAAAACGGTTGTGTGAAACACTATGAGGTTGTGTGATGATTAATTTTTGTCATATTGTACCTGTATCATATCTTCCTCTCGTGAGGTCATATCCAGTTCATCTTCTTCTAGCACATCTTGTAGAAGAGAACAAGGAGTATCGTGAGTTCTATGCTCAGCTCAAACGAGACAATCCAAATGTAGTTTATCATCTTGACAACTCAGCATTCGAGATGTTCAAGCGAGGGGTTGATATGTACCCATCAGATAAGTTGATCGAGATGGGTAAACTGGTTAGTGCTGATTCTATTGTGATGACGGATTATCCGAAGCACCATTGGATGAAAACTACAGACAAGGCGCAAGAACTTGCTCCGAAATTTAAGAAAGCTGGTTTCAAAACATTCTTCTGCCCTCAATCATCTCTCGGAGATCTTGATGGTCTGATGAAAGGGTTTGAGTGGGCTATCAACAATCCAGATGTAGATTACATTGGTGTTTCTATCCTCGCATGTCCAATTGCTCTTGGTGTCAATGAAACTAAGCACAGTCCTCATCAGGTACGAGATGATGGTTATATGATGCAACGGTATCTGTCTCGTTGGGCTATCTTCGAAGAGCTGAAGTCTCGTGGTCTTCTTGGGCCAGCCACACGGAAAAGGTTTCATTGTCTAGGAATGACCGATGGTCCACGTGAGATTTCTTTGGTTCGCGAATATCATAACCACATCTTCTCGTGGGACAGCTCAACTGCTGTATGGCATGCACTAGCTGGAATCCGATACGACAATAGTCCAACTGGTCTTCGATTTGGTAAATTTGAAAAAGAAGTGGATTTTGATATTTCGCTATCAGATAAAGTTGAAAGCCAAAAGGACATCAACTATAATATGGGACTAGTTGACAAATTGTGTAGAGGTGAATGATGGGGTTGGTGATTGGATTACATGGAGCAAAAGGATCTGGTAAAGACCAGTTTTACAGGGCTGTAAAAGATGCCTTTCCTCAACTGCAAGTGCGTAAGATTGCATATGCTGATCCAATCAAAATCGAGGTGTCTCGTATCTTCGATCTTGTAACCGAAGAACAATATGATGCATTCAAGCGAACGAAAGTTGACTACCAACTTCCAGGATACCTAACTCATTCTGTTGATGGTCGACGTGTTGTTCGCGAGATTGGAATGATGATGCGATCATTTGACGAACAGCAGTTTGTTAGATATGTGGAAGATACTATCAATCGAGATCGTACAGGGATTTGGTGCATCACTGACTTGCGGTTTCATAATGAACTGGAATCAATCACCAAACGACTTGATGGAATCATTGTTAAGATCAAACGAGGAGGCGTGGCATTTGATGGCCATGTAACAGAGACTGAGTTCCCTGATGAACTGTGTCACAGCATCATTAACAATGTCGATCTAACACTGGATCAGTATAACCAACTAGCAGTACAAGAGATGCATAAAATTTTACAAACAGTTGCCTTAGTAAAGGAGTGAGCATGAAACATATTATGGGACCTAATTCTAAATCTTCTCTCACGGAAGTTCAGAATGAAGATGTGCAGCCTAATGCTGTAGATCTACGTTTAGGTAAAGTGTTTAAAATTAACGATGAGAATATTTTCGAGATTTCGAATGAACATAAAAAACATCGTGGTGGCCGTGAGTTGATTGCAGATAAAGATGGGTATTTTTATCTCGAGATTGGTCACTATGAAGTTGTAATGGAGAACATCATCAAAGTCGGAGAGAATGAAGCTGGGTGGGTGATCACCAGGTCGACTCTAAATCGCAACGGTCTATATCTAACATCGGGGTTGTATGATTCAGGTTACCATGGTACAATGGCTGGCGTCCTTCATGTAACTGTTGGGCCTGCCAAGATCAAACAAGGAACACGGATCGGACAGTACCTCAGCTTCAATGCTGAGATGATGCATGAATATAATGGGTCGTATGGATTTGATAAGTCGGGCCAAGCAAAGCCTGATGAAGCAAAATACCACAACAAGTGAGATACACTATGAAACTATCGAAAGATACACTAGCAATTTTTAAGAACTTTGCTAACATCAACAGCAACCTAACAATCAAACCAGGATCAAAACTTACTACAATTTCATCTGGCAAGAACATCATCAGCGAAGCCACCATTGTTGAGACATTCCCAACAGACTTTGGCATCTACGATTTGAATGAGTTCCTCGGAGCTATGTCTCTGTTTGATTCACCGGAATTGGACTTCAACGATAAATATGTAACCATCTATGAAGGGAAGAACAGTGTTCGATACTTTGCTGCTAGTCAATCTGTGCTTACTGTTGTACCAAGCATTAAGCAGTTTCCTACACCCGATATCTCATTTAATCTATCAAGTCAGATGCTCAGCCAAATTCAACGAGTATCTTCAATCCTTCGTGTATCTGACTTCTCGGTAGTAGGAGACGGTAAGGTAATCAGTGTTGCTGTTGGAGATAAGACCAATCCAACAGGCAATAGCTTTAGTTCGGAAATTGGTACAACCGACAAATCATTCAAAGTCAACTTTAAGATTGAGAATATGAAGATGATGCCGGGCGATTACATTGTTGACATCGGTGGCAAGAAGATTAGCAGGTTCGCTTCC